CAGTATTTATGGCGGTTAAAAAGTAAATCAACCGCCTTCATAGTGTCGTTAAACTTGTTATCATCCAAGATTTGAGAGTAAAGCTTTGACTCGGCTTCTTGGTCGAGCGATCTAATCGGCGGCTTTAAGTATGATTTTGATTTCTTGTCGGTAATCTTTTTATGAATATTGTAGTCTGCTACATTGTAGCATGACCACGTTTTCGGATACATTTCTTTGAGTTTTTGCTCAACAAAGAGGTGCAATTGCCCCTCATAAATCATGAGATTCTCAAGCTCTTTTTGGCGTCTATTCTTTTCAAAGTCGCTATTGATTTCGGTTAAAATGGACGGAATAGTTGAGGCGTCTAAAATCATTTTAATTATCCCTTAATAGAATGTTGCGACTCCGACGGCGGCGGTTTCATACTCTTCGACGTAGTCAACGGCGTAGCCAATTGCGGTCGTGCAATGTTGCCACGGGCATAAAGGGCCATCATCTTCAATCAATCCGCTTCCCTTTTTAAGCTTCGTCAATCTAAAACCTTCGTCCGCGTCGTAAGCCTCTGAGTAAATATAAAAGCCCACTTGATTGTTAGCATTTAAAAACTTGGCGTTCATCCTGTTATGCCTTCGTCTAATCGGTGGGTTCGACCTTGGGACGTCAATTGAGAATTCTAAGGTTGAGCCGTCTTTTCTTTTATAGTGGCCTAAAAAGTCTTCGATAATGTCCCAATCGGATTGGTTGGAACGAGTGTCCGAATGTCTTCCGGTGGCATCCCCGTAAATCTTAAAGGTCGTTTTGTTTTCAAAGAGACCGTCATCGGCCATTTCATCAAGGATTTGGTGCGTGTTGGATTTGAATAAGAGATAGGTCTTTTTAATATGCCATGCGTTGTCATAGAATTGACCCACGAAGGCCGACATGGGCTTTCCTTCGCCTATATTAAAGTCGTGCCCAATCGCTATCGGATACTTAGGATTAAACTCAAAAACCTCGCCTCGCTTGAAATTGCGATCACTGGCGTAATTGTAATAAATAGAATCCCCTGCAATGGACAACCATTCCCCCATTAATTTTCTGCGCGCCATTAACGGGCTTAAATCTCGCTTAAGATTTTCTAAGTACCATTTCGGGAGAAACGGGTTTTGTTCAGTGATTGAGTAGAAAACCTTCTTATTTGGATGCTCAACGTCTTCAATGAAATATTTATGAAGCCAATGGCTCGGCTCGTCCGGATTGCACCGCGCTTGAATTCGGTTTTTATAAACCCCTGCGCGACCTACCCGAAGCTTGAGTGCTTGATAAACTTCTTTGGGCATTTCGTTGGCCTCTTCAATATCAAGATGAGAAAGCGCCAGAGATTGAAACTTGTTTAAGTCGCCGTCGTCATAGGAATCACCAAAGATTTCCGAGCCGTTTTTAAAAGTTATTTTCATGTCGGTTTTATGAATGGACTCAATCGCTTCGGGAATGTCGGCCATGTGTTGCAATAGCTCGACCCACGAGGTTCGCTTTAAGTCTTTAAGCGCCCGACGCACCATTAAGGCGCGTGAGTATGGTTGGCGTACCATGTCCATGACGAGCATGTGAATGTGGTCAATAGTCTTAGCTGAACCTACGCCGCCAGAATAAAATAATTCTAGAGCGCCGGAGTGATAATTAAACTCTCTCTCGAAAACCGTCGCGTCCCATTGCCACTTAATAGCTCTAGGGTCAAAGTCTTGAAAAAGAGGGGTTGTCATTTATCAGGATAAGCGACTTGAAAAACAATGGCGCCGCCCTCTTCGCTTGATGCAACCTCGACACTTCTAAGTTCAGGGTGAAGGTATTTGCAAGCGTCACGCGCCGACTTTTGCCTAAGCTCGGGGCTTATTGTTAGCTCGTCAATGGTTGTGGATTCCGCGCCCTTGCCGATTACTTTGGTTTGATACTCAGAATATCCAAGCGCCGCAAAGTCACCCATGGCGAAAAGGCAAAGCACTTCAAACGGCTTGCATCCTAGTCGCTCTGCAATGTCTTTGGCTTCCTGACTCGCCTTATTTAAAGCGCCCTTTGGTCGTCCATTTGGGTTATTAGTCTGGCCCTTTTCCATTTAACGCGCCCCTGTTTTGCTTTGTTCAATACAAAGCGCCGCCTTTACTTCCGCTAGGCTTTTCTCAATGCGATTGATCTTTTCTTTAATGCTATTGATCGACCTATCATCTCGATAAACGCTTTTGACCTCTTTCATAGCGACCGGCTTGTTTACGCTTCTAAACTTGTTATAACAGCTTAAACAGTAGGCCTGGTCGCCGTAGTGTTCTCTATCCATTTGTCTTGTATTGTGTGACTTGCACTCGGGGCATGGTCTAGACATATTATTTTACTCCGCATTTGAAAGAGTCGATTACTTGCATCAAATAAGAATCTTCCTTTTTTTCTCTTTGCCACTCTTCAAGAAAGTATTCTTTATAGTCGCAAATATCTGGCGCGTTTTTTTGAATCTCTGAGAATGTTTTCCTGGCGTCTTGCTCAGTATTTATCACCTGGATGCAAGCGCAGTTTTCCCATTTCTCGCCTTCGCTTATCATCCAAATTTTCTTACCAATGGGTAGACCGATTAGGCTTTGCGCCATTAATTTCTGACTCATACTTCCTCGACTGTAATGAAAATTTTTTTCTCGTCTTTCATTTTTATTTTGGTTTGATCTATTGTGTAGTTTGCATGGTTTAGGAATTGCCAAGAATCGTCTTTAATGACTCCGCTCAAAGTAAGCCCGTCAATGTAGGGCTTAAGCATTGAATAGCAATTATCTAAATCCATAAAAGAGGGGGAATACCTATGCGCCGAAATTTTAAAAGATGTTAAGGGGTCTTTAGGCCCTCGACCGCGAACGAGATGAATAATCTCATTTTTTACTTTCTTGAAAATGCGGGCCTTGGTGTACTTGGATACGCCCAAGATCCTATTTGAATCGGTAGGCGCTATTGAAACTTCAAGCGTGATAGAATATTTCCCCATTCTTACAACGGGAATCCTGAAACGCAATTTGTCAAATTTTTGAATTTACTTCTTTGATTTCACTTTTACGGGGGCTTTTTTTTGATTCGATTCAGTAAAATCTTTTATGAGTTCCTCAATCACTCTCGAGGGTGATAAGTCTTTGCAAGCGTCCTTAAATTCGGCAAAGATTGACCGAGAAAGATACAATGACATTCTAATTCGGTCACTCTCCCCTTTAAGCCTTTTTTTGATTTCCTCAGTATCCATATTCTTTTTATTATCCCTTAATTATGAAACTGAAAATAGGTTGAATAAATCATCATAACTAAGTATTCGTTATTGCTACACAATGTCCAACCTTAAGAAATCTTTGGCCTAGAAATCTATAAAGAGCACGATAATTAATAAACACTTAATATTTCAATTAAAATAAAAGAGGTCTAGATGTCAAAAAAACAGGCAATTATCATGGAGGTCTTAAGAGTCCTTCACTCTAAAGATGTTGGTAGTGAGAGTGGGAGGGTGATCGAGGTTTCTCTTGATTGCGGCTCAAAAGTCTTTATCCTGGTAGAGATTAAAGATAAAAAGTCAAAACTTAAGCTAGTTAAAGCCGGTTAGCTTTTTTCTCGGCTTTAAGCTCAGCGCCCACTATTAGAGCACTTCGAACCGTATCCCAGACTTCTGAGTCAAGATTGACCCCTTGAGCAAGGTCATACACATCGTCCGGAATCGCGGCCATCTTTATAAGCACTTTAGACATAGGCAAATTGACCACTACGGGGCTTTTGCCGGTTTCGAGTAGTGACGCCGCCGAAACCCCTAAAACCTCAGAGATCGCGATTAAAATATCAATAGAAGGATTTCTTCGCCCCTCCTCAATGTCGTAAATATTCTGATAAGTCGTACCGGCTTTTTCCGCCAATTTCTGGCGCGACAATTCACCCCTGGCGAGGCGTATATTTTCCGCAATCTTTTTAGCTATATCCATAATTTCATTATAACCAATCTATAAATTTTACCAAGCTTGGCTTTTAGACTAGTTTTATCTTGATATAAATAGTCTTTAAGCTAAGATAAGGCAAATAAAAAACTGTTTGGGAGTCGCATTTTCGGTGGCCCTGTACCCAACTATAAAACAACGCAACCGAATGGCACCTCAGCATTATCTGGGGTTTAGATTTTAACAAAAGAGGTTTTATGCCACCAAAGATTTTAGAACTTTTCATTCATTTCACAAAAGAAGAACTGGAAATTTTAATGTCGGAATATGAAGACGAAATGGCCATTAAGTTCGCCGTATCAAGACTACTCAATAAAGAAATAGCTAATCATTGTGAAAAAATAACCATGACTGACAAGTGGCTTTTTAGAAACTCAGTTATTGAAATAGATGAATCAGAAGAGGTTTTATGAGTGAATTTTTAAAGTCAGATTATTGTACTGAGTGCGAGGGCGAGGGTTTTATTACTTACTCTTATGTAACCCCTTTTTTTGATAGTCAACAACTAGAAACCGATCAAGAGCAATGCCCCGAATGTGAATTTTTACATCAACAAGAAATTCGTGCGGACCGATTGCACGACGAAATGAAGGGAAATTAATATGAGCGAATTATCGATACAGGATTGCGTTTACTCAGTCGAAAAAGATTTTAAGCAAACTAATGACTATGGGCTTAACTTTGCCAAAGAAGCAGGCTTTGCGCTTCAGCTATTAAGTGGGAACGACTACTTACTTAAAGCTGCAAAATCTAACCCTGAAGCTTTGGAATATGCCTTAATTAATTTGGCATCAATCGGCATTAGTCTTAACCCTGCTTTAAAAGAAAGTTACCTTGTCCCTAGGGGTGGCAAGATTTGTCTCGATATTTCCTATATGGGTTTAATCAAACTCGCTACCGATACCGGCTCAATCGTTTGGGTTCAAGCTGAAATCGTAAAGAAAAATGATAAGTTTACTTACAACGGAGTCGGACAAGCGCCAATACATAGTGCTGATTTTTTCAGCGATCGCGGCGAAGTGGTCGGAGTTTACACCGTTGCCAAGTTGTCGACTGGCGAATTTCTAAGCACCGTCATGTCTAAAGCTGAATGTGATTCGATTAGAGATAAATCTTCTCAGGCTTCAAAGTCTGGCCCGTGGCAAACCTTTCCTGAAGAAATGATGAAAAAAACAGTAATCAAAAGAGCTTCAAAGCTTTGGCCCAAATCAGAACGATTAGACACGGCGGTCGATGTTTTGAACCAACATGAAGGAATTGATTTAAATAACTCAAAAACTCCTCACATGGACGCGCCAGTAAATAATGAAGCGCCAAACGAAGCCACTTTCTCAAATATTCGCGCCCTGCTTAAAGCTACGAAAAAAACAGAAGAAAGCCTTTTGCTCTACCTGGCCACTCAGTCGGGAGTTAAAAAAATCGAAAGGCTTGAAGATATAAACGCACAACAAACTGAGTACGCTTATAGAGCATTGGGGGGTAAAAAATGAAACCAGAGTTTATGGTAATCGATCAAGGCTCAGAAGCTTGGAAAAACTTAAAACTCGGTGTTTTAAGCGGCTCCAATATCTCTAAGGCCCTTGCTAAAAAAGGCACTGAAACAAGAAACACTTATTTAATGGAACTGGTCGGACAAATCGCCACGCGCCAGTTTGATGAGATTAACGCCAAGTCTTTAGAGTACGGCAAAGTTAATGAAGTAGCGGCGCGAGCGGCTTACGAGTTTGAAACCGGTCATAAAGTGCAACAAATTGGCTTCATATACGCCCAAAGTAAGCGTTTAGGCGCTTCCCCTGATGGTATTATGCCCACAATCAAAAAGGGCCTAGAATTAAAATGTCCCATTACGGCCAAGGTTCACGCCGACTTTTTATGTAATGATAAAATCAAGCCTGAATACATATACCAGGTCCAATTTTCGCTTTTTGTTTCTCAGTATGAAACTTGGGATTTCGCCTCCTTTAATCCTAGCTTTAAAACCAATATGCTCAAAATTGTGACCATTGAAAAAGACCCGAAAGTTTTCGAGCGATTCGAGAATGAATTGCCGGAATTTATAAGTGACTTAGATACAGCCTTGGCAAAACTGGCGCTTAATTTTGGCGCACAATGGGAGATTAAATAAGATGGCATCAGGGAAAAAGAATTATTTTAGACACTCATTTTTTGCCAGAAACGACATTAAACTAAAGCTATTAAGGGACAAGATTGGCGTAGGGTATTATTTTTATTTCTTCACTTTGTTAGAACAATGTGGCGAAGCGTCGAGCGACGAATTGCAAGAAATATACACGTTCCACGACTCCACGATTCGCAGTTTATGGGGTGTAAACTTGAAAAAAAGTGAACGAGTAGCGAACGAAATGGCATCGGTTTGTTTGCTGGAATTCAAAAAAGTTAAAAATACTTTTACGTTCAAGATACCTAACTTGTCGAAATATTTAGGACAATATGAAACCAAATCCCCTTCAAATATGTCTAATAAAAGGAAAGAAAAGGAAAGGAAAGAAAAGGAAAGCGAAATAGAGATTCCTGAAATTCAAAAACCTAAAAAGAAAAAACCGGAAACGAATATAATTAACACCGGATTATTTACTGGCGACAAAACAACCGACTTAGAAGAACTTCCAACTTCTGACGCGGCAAGAAATGTCTTAACGCTTATGAACACCGTGTTATTTACTCGATTCGGTGCGACAGAAAAAAACCTAAGATTTGTGAACGGTCGCTTAAGCGAAGGTTTCAAGCTTGAAGATTTCAAAAAAGTCTTTGAAGTTAAGCGAAACGAATGGGATGGCACCGATATGGCCAAATATCTGCGCCCTAGCACGCTTTTGGGTACGAAGTTTGATGAATACCTATCCCAAGCCGAAAACGCTTTAAAACCGAAGCTAGACCCCTTAGACGAGTTCTTCCAAAAATACGCACCAAGCACTGAGATGGGGGCATAATGACGCTATACTTCACAAAAGAAGAACAGGATTCTTTCTCCGCTGCGTTAAAAGAAGTCCACTTTAAAAGTAAGCTCGGATTTATTAATTCAACTAATGGATTTCGGCGCGGCAACATGCACCTTTTTATCGCTGGATCAGGGCAAGGTAAATCAACCCTCGTTAGAACCATTCTGAGAGATCTTGTTTTTGATAAAGAAAACAATCCTATTATTTGTGTTTGGTTATCAGAAGAAACGATTCAAGAATATCGATCAATGTTTTCCGCAGGCGTACCAAGCGATGAGAAACTTCTCTGCACCAACGCACAATCGGAACAGGATAAGCAAGACATTAACGAAATATATTTCTTTGAATGGATTGACATGCTTCGCCCTGACGTTTTGATTTATGACAATATTACTACAAGCAAATTTTACGAAGGCCATACACCTAAAGACCAGGCGCGATTTGCTTCTAAGTTAAAACATGCGCTCAAAAAGAATAATTGTGTTGGCGTTATTATGGCCCACGCTGACTCACAACAATCAAATCAAAAAGGCGGCTTACTTGACATGAACAATATTCGAGGCGCGAAAACTATTGTTAACCTTACCGAGTTTGCTTACATGTTCCAAACCTTTAAAGCTGACAAGCGTGTTCATTCAATCCTTAGGATAGCAAAAAGCCGATCTCAGGAAATTGTGCATGATACTTATTTGCTTAATTATAACCCATTAACTAAGTCTTACCCTACTGATACAGCCATTCCATTTTCTCAATTTAAAGAGGCTTATGAAAAAAGAAACAAGCTCTAAATATCAACAATGGCATAGCGATATCGGAAACGATGAAAACGAATGGGAGAATTTTGTGAAAGATTTCTACAAAGAAGAATGGGACAAAATAGATGGCAATGAAAAGGCGGTTTGTATGACGTACGAAACACAATTAAAAAAACCAGAAATGCCAAGTGCGAAACTAATAAAAGTAATTAATGAGATACAAGGCAAGTATCCAGATTTGTGTATTAGTTATTCGCCGAAAAAGAAAGAGGCCATCAAACCCATTAATTTTATGACTCAAGATTTCTCAGGCCTTTTACCAAGCGAGACAAAATGAATGAATTAGATTTCCCTGATTATAATTTAAACTTTATCGAGCGCGAGACTGGCAAAGTTTTTAAGGGTAAGCGATTAACCAACGACCAGTACGGAATCTTAATTGATCCTACTATCGGACTTAAAGAATATTTCTCGGGTTTCAAATTTAAGAAACGTTTTAAAAGTGCTGTAAGTAATCGCAGGTTTTACAACTCCTCGGTAAGTAAATGTAAAACTATTTATCATTTTCAATAAGAAAAAACCTTACTCTTCTTGATATGTAAAAAACATTTTCAAGGATTAAAGAATGATTAAACTCGAAGACTTTAATTTGATTTACCTAAGGAAAGAAGACAGTAGAAAGTATCTGGTTAGACATGTAACCAAATATGACTCAGTTATTATTGATTCTGTAACTGGCGATGTTTTTAGAGTGACATGGTATTTTTTAACCAAGCTTTACAAAAGAGACAAGGTCTCAAATAAGCGAAATAAAAAACGACCACGGTTTATAAACTTTGGTCGAAAAAGATGCGCGTAAAAAAAGTCGTAACCACTTTAACGAGTGCAGGAAAAATATGTAGATCCAGCTTGCGACGGCTGGATCATTTTAAGGGATTTATGCTAAAGCGCCTCGAAGATAACTTTGTTTTAATTTACTGCTTTATTTTATTCAATTTGGCGTTTTTGTTTCTTGGTTCAGAAATATCAACCATACAGCATGATGCGGAATTAAGACAAGCGCAACATACAGTTGAAAAATGCCAAGTGTTAATAACTCGAGGAGAAATGTACAAATGAAAGTCCTAATTTCTTGCGAATATTCAGGAACCGTAAGGGACGAATTTATTAAACTCGGTCATGACGCTATTTCTTGTGACTTGTTGCCATCGGATAAACCTGGTCCGCATTATCAGGGAGACGTTTTTGATATTATTAATCAAGGATATGATCTCATGATCGCTCACCCTCCTTGCACTTACTTAGCTAATTCGGGAGTAGCTTGGCTACATAAAGACATTAAACGTTGGCCCATGCTTTTTGAGGGTGCCGAGTTTTTTAAAAAGCTGCTTAACGCAAACATTCCAAAAATAGCGATTGAGAACCCGATCATGCACAAATACGCCAGATCAATTATCGGAGTCGATAAAAATCAAATCGTCCAACCCTGGCAGTTTGGACACGCTGAAAGTAAGGCTACTTGCTTCTGGTTAAAAGGGCTTAAACCATTAATGGAAACTAATAATGTGAAAGAAGAGTTTTTGAAAAGAGACAAGAGGGATGCTCAAAGGCTTCACTATCTTCCCCCTAGTCCTGATCGATGGAAGCTTAGATCAACAACGTTTCAAGGTATTGCCGAAGCTATGGCGCAACAATGGGGTATGTATGAGATTTGAAATTTTTATTAATGATCCAATAATTCATAAAGCTGCGAATATTGTCGAAACACATTACAAGGATCAGGCTTTTTTAAATATCTTATGCGGAGTTGAGAGGTTTAATTTTACTTACCATTCAGGCGTTCATGTTGCTGCCAATATAGCATCCTCAGAATTAAAAATACAGATTAAGCCTTATACATCTTTGTCTCCCTGGTCCAAGGTAATTGGCTATGCCACAGATAACACAATCTACATCAACACAAGAAAGCTTGATCTGCCTCTAAAAGATAGAATCGAGAACATCAGGCATGAGATTTTTCATCTACAAGACTACTCACACAAGGGGAATAGAGTCACTGAGTTTAACTTGAGGACTGTGCCGTACTTGGGCGCGAGTTTGTTTGTTAAGTATTTAAAATCGATTGGAGTAATAGAATAACGAACTAATCAAAACAACGAACTTCCTGGTAATCCCAGACAGTTCAAATAACAAAGGGAAATGTATGGTTACACGCTGGATTAATGAAAAAAAGTACAAGAACAAAGAATTTAAAGGTTCTTATGAGCGCAAAAAAAATGGGCAGCGTATTTTTAACCTTGCCTTTAAAGACATTGAAATAAGCTTTGAGGGATACGGACAAGCGAAAAAGCTTGGCTGGATTTTAATTAAAAAATAAAAAAAGCCCGTGAGTATTTTGAGAGTAAATAAATAACGCACTAACTAAACAAGTTAACGAAATATTATTAACGGAATAAAGCGCGACATTACGCGCAAGGCTATTGCTTTGTTAAAATGGAAAGTATTAAATTCAATGCCAATATCAAAACTTTGCAAAGGTGCAATTTTGTCGGCGCGTATTTATGCAGACGTTAAAGGCAATAAGTGTAAGTGCGGAGGCTCTTTCTCTAAGCGCGAGCCTTACGGTAAAGATGGTTTAATCATTCTGCCAATATGCTCTCTTTGTGGTGAAGATCCTATTCTTTATGTAATCGATGCGACCGCTAAAGACGAAAATGGCGGTAAGGTTCAAGTCAGAATTAGAAACACGAAAGATAGCGAGCGGTTAGAATCAAGGGAAAACGTTTCCTATATTATTAAAGTTATTCAGCGCGAAATCTTGGAAGGGACTTTTAATATTCGGCATTACGACTCTGAAAAATCAAAAGAATCATTCATTTTTAAAAACTACGTCATTGAATATATCGCTCACCATGAAAGACGCTTGAAACGCGGAGACATTACGCCGAAAGGATTAATGGATAAAAAGGGATTGATTAAAAGAGAACTTCTTCCTTATTTTGGCAAAATGGAACTATTTAGAATTAACGCCGCGACTATTCGCAAGTTTCAAGAAAGCTATACGGATAAGTTCAGGACTAGAGATTTAGCACTTGGGGAGCTTAAAGCATTGCTCAATCAAGCACAAAGGGACGAGCTTTTAAAGTCAGTTCCAAAATTTGAGCCAATCCCAAGATCAAAACAGCGCGATGAAATCATTCCTTTCGCTCTTGCCATAAAAACCGTCGAGACAATCACGAAGAAAATCTTTAGAGACATGTATACCATCATGCTTGAATATCCGATCAGGCCCGGAGAACTTCGCGCTTTAACGTGGAAAAATGTTAATTTTACGACTGGCGAATTTACTATCAACCAACACTTCTCGGATAATGTTTTGATCGACGGAAGAAAATCAATTAAAAAAGGCAAAAAGCAAGCCTCTTTAAAGTTTAGTATCTCAAAAGAAGCGCGAGAAATCTTTTTAAGATATAGGACCGCCGACATTGTTTCACTAAGTTCTTTTGTGTTCTTGTCTAATCAAGGGAATGTCGTTTCAGGGGATTCATTATGGGAATCTTGGAAAGTGGCAAGGGACAAGCTCGGTCATAAATATGCGCCTTATGAGTGTCGCCACGCCGCCGCCTCCGCTCTTTATGTTAAGACTGGCCACGACATACTTAGAACCAAAGAAGTGGGCGGTTGGACTAATACAAGCACGCTCGAAATCTATGCCAGAGATCAGTCAGACAATTCGGACCTGTTTCAATAACATCGCTCCCCAGAAGTTGACATTCACGTTTTCGCGACTCTAAGTTTTAATTACCTATGATTAAAATTAATTTAATGAAAGGCGATTGCCTTGCCTTGATAAAAACGGTTCCAGATCTTTCCATTGACTCTGTTGTTACCGACCCTCCTTACGGCATGGACTATCAGAGCGCCTGGCGCTCTGAGGAAAAACGATTTAAAAAGATTGCGAACGATAAAAAGCCTTTTATTTGGTTTTTACATGACGCCTTTAGGGTTTTAAAGGATGGCGGATCTTTGATTTGTTTTAGTGATTGGAAAAATCAAGAAGCTTGGAAGCAGGCTATTGAGTGGGCCGGATTTACCGTTAAATCTCAAGTGATTTGGAATCGTGAGCATCATGGAATGGGCGACCTTGCCGGATCATTTGCACCTATGCATGACATTATCTGGTTTGCGGTTAAAGGTAATTATAAGCTTCCCGGTAAAAGGCCCAAGTCGGTAATATCTTCTAAGCGGATCGGTGGCGACAAACTCGTGCATCCAAACGAGAAACCAATTGACCTCATGGAAGAGTTGATTAAGTCCGTAACACCAGAAAACGGCTCTGTCCTTGACCCTTTTTTAGGTTCCGGCGCGACCGGAATAGCTGCAGTAAAAAACGGCTTCAGCTTTACCGGATTTGAGAAAAGTGAAGAGTATTTTGAACTTGCCAAGAATCGTATCGAAAAGGCTTAGTCGTGTACTTTCCGTGTACCTATTTTAAGCCGTTTTTGGCGAAAAAAAGAAGTTAACTTGCTGAATTTATTATTATTTAATGGTGCCCAGAACTGGACTTGAACTAGAACGCCAGTCTTTTAAGTGGTTAAAAAAACACGTAAATAGAGGCTGAATTTCTGAAGTCGTGTGCTTGTCGTGTATTTCTGACTGTAAAAATATAGAATTTATTCGAACTTTATACGGTAAAAATATAGAATATATCCTCGCCAATAAGTTACATATCCCGTCACTTACCGTCTTGATCTTGGTCTTTATCAACCACTTTTAAGCGGTCACGGTTCATGTGGATAAAGCGATCATAACAAAGCCTTGCCTGGTAATCGTTAACCCTCGCCTCTTTCAGGTCATACCAAAAAACCGCTTTGGCCTCATTGATTCTGTCTTGCATTAAGTAGTTTTTTCTTAATTCCTCGTCGCCACAATCAAGCCATCTATTAAGATAAATGACTTGCGCGGTCATAATACCTTTTTCATATCTTCGCAAAAAGCTGTTAGTAACTGGCAGTACATTTCATTTTCTGACTCGCTTAATCTTTGATCCATTCCGGCGATGATAAGCATGGCATGGCAAGCCTCGTGAATAAGTGTTTGGCGCTTGGAAACATCGCTTTGAGTGCTTTCAATGTAAATCGTGAGCTTATTATAGTCGCATAATCCAAGGATCATTTGCCCTTGATAAGAGATATTCTTTTTACAGATTACTTTGAATTTTCGACCTAGAACAATGATTGACCTTGGGAAAGCTCGCTTTTTCATGTTGCCACTCCTTAAAGGTGAATTGTTCTCGCGCCCCACTGGTCAACCCAGCCGAAACCTAGTTGAAAATTTGCAAGCTTTGACGAGGTATAACTTAAAGGCTTTGACTCAACATCACCCAGAAAGCCGCAAGACATTTCAAAAATTGATTGCCCATGTATACGCCGATGCATGACGTATAACTTATGGTCATGCCCATGAATGACATTTTTAAGGTAATAATCTTTATGAGTGCCAGAGCCTAAAAAACCATGAGTGAATAATATTCCATCGATCTCAAGTTCTTGGCGAGTATCAAAAATTGTCTCAACGCCTTCAAAGCTAAAAAGCTGTTTAAAATAGGCTTCAATCCAATGCTCAGCAATTGGCAGGACTTCCAGGGTTCGCTTTAAAATCCTTACGTCATGATTACCCATTAACTGATAACATTTGGCGCCTGGGCACCCTTTAATGAGTTGTTGCCATGCTTTTGTGGCCATCTCAATCCCTAGCCGTTCCTCTTCTTTGGGCGTGAAAATATTCTGTGATCTTGGAAATTTGGAAGCGGCGTAACAATCGAGCAAGTCACCAACCTGGATGATGTAATTCGGTTGATGCTCGATAGCGAAATCAATCATCTTTTGTTCGGCTTCTTTGTTTACAAAAGGATAGTGTGAATCGGGCCAGCATAATATCTTCGAAAATTTGTTTTGTTTGTTTAGTGTTCGCGGTTCGTATTCTTCTATATGCCGATCAATGTCTTTATGAAAAATTTCATTAGTGATTTTTTCGCTCTTTCTCATTTTCATTGAGTCGGCTTTTGAGTGCGCTTCAAGCCCGGCCATAGAAAGGATATTTAAGTAACCGTGTCTGTCCATTTTGTGCTGTGAAATAATTCCAGAAGACTGTATTTCAAGCCTTAAAGGCGTTCGCCCAAGCTCGTTCGAAAGAGACTTAACTTTTTGAACAATTTCATTAAGCTCGTTCATTTTTTTCCTTAGATTAATTCAACATGGGGCCAATCTTTAAATTTAAAGTCTCGCCCTAGTCTAATTTTTAAACCTTGGTCTTCGGCTATGGCCTCAATCGCGAGAATCATAATCTCAAAAGCTTTAAGATCAACCCATGAAATCGTTTTAGGGCTTCGGTCGGGGTCGGGAACTAGGTCAACCGCCAGTGAGGGAAAAAGGTTGTGTTTCGAATTTGGATATTCCAGTTTTGAATGATTACTTTTAAACGCTGCATTTTGGTCTTCCTTGTTTCGATGGCCACAAATAACGTGAACGGGGTAAATCTCATCCACTCGCATAATTAATTTTATAAGCCGTGGGTCGCACTGTTTAAGTTTATCTAGGCTTGCGGTGTTCATTCTCTAACCTTTTTAAAATTAGCTCCCACATCTTTTTTTCTTTCTCAGTCTTCGCGTTAAAAATATTCTGTTTGATAGTTTCAAGTGAAGGCTTTTTAACTTTCAAGGCATGACCCTTTTCGTTAATCCGAAATCGTTATCCTTAAAAAATCTCATCATTTCTGAATCATTGAACTTAAAAGAAACTTTTTTGTGTCGCCATTTGAAACAAATAACAAACTTTGTTTCGCACTCGCGCCATGAGTAATAGACGCCAGACAAATCTTTTTCGATTGGAAAGAAGGCCTTATTATGAGCGAAAGGAATATCAGGCCCAATATGAACCAGTGAAACGCCGTCACTTTTTGCCAGAGTATTGGACAAAGTTTTTTGCGATTGTGGTAATGTCGAGCAAGCACTTATCCAGAGTAAGCTGAGAACGCTCATCTTCATGAAGTGAAAGTTCGGCATAATACTCCTTTTCAAGCTTGATAATTTTATCCATGTATTTAGTCGCCTCCTTAGCGTTCCAAAGCTTTAAACCCTCTTTAAGAACGCCAAGGATAAGACTTAAATCCACTACTTAATTTCTTCTTTGATTTCTTTGAAAGCGTCGTAAGCTTTTTTTACGAGCGCAATGCCTTCCATTATGTCGATGTCTTTAATTTCTTCGGCAAGATTTGGCTTTGAGGCCACGAAAGAAACGAGTTCTTTGATATTTTCAAACGCCGCTGGAAGTGAAATAAGATCGGATTCGTTCACGCCGTCTTTGGCGATTTCAAGACCTAGTAAAATGTTTTTTGATGCAAGCTCAATGACTTTTGATAAATCGCTTATCCCTTGCTCGGCTTTTGATTCTGACATATTGACCCCTTAAAATTAAAGAAATGGTTTCTTCAATAAAAAGGGAATCCTGAAGTGAGTCTTGTCAATCTATAGCTTAAAGATTGTATTGATTGTTTAGTCTTATAATTGCTATCTGCATAAACTTTTCTAGTCGGTCGTACGCCTGTTTTTTTAATGTTGGCGAGCAATCATTATAGAAATTGTCATTTATGGAAATGAAGTCGTTCAGCCTAAATCTAAACTTTATGCCATCAATAAAGACTTCAAAGTCATCCAATTGCCCCACGGGCGTATTGGATAAAGAATTTAAGGCCTGAGAGAAAGCCAAAGCCATCTTTTGTCTAAGATCAACGTTATTCTCTACAATTTCTTTGTACTTATTTTGTGCGATTGGTGTTGGCATAAAATTCCCTTTAAGCGAATAGTTGATTATTCATTGCTAATTTCATTAAACCCAGCCCTTGGTTGTAGTATTTAAGTTGGTCGGAATGGGACATACCAGAAATTTGTTCATCCGTTAGTGCCACTTTTACTTTTGAACCATCCCATAAAATGTCTTGATGGTTTGTGGAAGGGGCCCCGATAGAAGATAAAGATGCCTCTAAATCATTAAAAAAGTTTAAAATTCTATTTTGTCTTGTCCCTAGTTTTGCGTACTGAATATCTGTAAAACTTGACATATTAAACTCCTAAAATTTCTGTATTCGACTCAGTTGATA